CTACATCGAAGACGATCATAAAACGCTCGATTGGTACGCCGCGGAGCTACAGAAGCGCAACTTCAACTGGGGTTTCGATTGGTTGCCCCACGATGGTGCAACGAAGGACTTCAAGACTGGCAAGAGCACGGCTGAGATTCTCAAGTCGTTTGGTCGCAAGCCGAAGATGATCCCCAATGTAGGGATAGAGCCGGGTATCAAGGCCGCGCGGATGATGTTTCCGCAGGTTTACTTCGATAAGCAAAAGACAGCGCGCTTAGTTGAGTGCACGAAGCGTTATCGGCGCTCTATCAACAAGCAGACAGACGAGGCTGGTGCACCAGTACATGACGAGTTCAGCCACGGTGCTGACGTGTTCAGGTACTTGGCTGTGATCGCCGATCAACTTCAAAACGAGTCACCTGAGCGCTCTATGCGTATACGTGACTACCAACCCACGGACGCGATGATGGGTCCACTCGGATAAGGAAACACAATGAGTATTCAATACACCTCAACAGATGACGTTGGCTCGCAAGACGGGTCAGTTCAAGTCTACACATGGACGCTGACCACCGCAGTTCCTGATGGTGTGCCTTTTCGCGCTGTGAAGTTCGCAGATCGCTGCTTCGTAGGTACGGGCACATGGGGTGGTGCAACTCTCGCAATCGAGTTCAGCAACGATGGAACGAACTGGTTCACAGCGCACAACGCAGCGGGTGGTGCAGCGCTCACTCTGTCTGCGAATGGTGGCGCATCAACCATCGAGCGTCCACTGTGGATGCGTCCTAACCTATCTGCTGTTGGCGTAGGTGCGACCGTCACAGTGATCTGTGTTGCAGCAGTGAATAACCCACTGCGTACCTAAGGAAAGAACATGAGTAATCAAGCAGTAGTAGACGATATCCGCCGTCTCGCAGTCACCTATCAATCAATGGTGGTGGCAGCAGACACGCTAGAAAAGATCGGCTCTCTTGAGCAAGCAGCGGCTGAAGCGCAAGCTGCGCGCGACAAGGCTGTAGCTGAACTCGACACGGTGCGTGCTGAACTGTTGGCTGCACAGGATGAGGCTAAACAGGTGAGCGCTTCTACTGAAGTGTTCATCAATCAGATCAACGCACAAGCGCAGAGCATCATCAATCAAGCGTCAGTCGATGCTGCTCTGATTGTGGAGAAAGCCAAGCAAGACGCTCTGGTGATCGCGCTCGATGCGAACGTAGCCACACAAGCTTCAATCGTCGCCGCAACGTCGCAGTTATCCACGCTTCAAGCCAAGGTCAATGAGTTGACGGATGAGGTCGCTGCGCAAGAGAAGGCCAAGGCGGACGCTGAAGCTTCAACGTCTGAGGCTCAAGCCAAGTACGACGCAATCAAAGCGCAGATCGCGAAGATGGCAGCATGAAAGAAACCGTCAAGCCTGTCGACCATGCTTCTGCTGGAGTATGGATGATTCCTAATTCCTACGATGCAGTGGAGATGCATGGCACGTACCACGTCGAATGCTTCGATGCCGATGGCAATCTGAAGTGGGCTGATGACGCAGAGAATCTCGTCACGACTGTGGGCAAGAACCTGCTGCTCGATGGCTTCTTTGGTCTGACTGCTCAGACTGCGATCTTCATGGGGCTCAAGGGCTCGGGAACGGCGGCACTTGCCGATACGCAAGTCTCGCATGTAGGCTGGCTGGAAGTGGGCGCTGCAAACGCTCCTGCCTATTCCGGTACGCGCAAGACTCCAACGTGGTCCGCCGCCTCAGGTGGCTCGAAGGTGATGAGCGCTGCTGCATCGTTCGTGTTTACCTCGGGTGGAACGGTGGATGGATGCTTCTTGAACTTCAATGGCACATCGGCTCAGGACAACACGACTGGCACGCTGTATAGCGCAGGCACGTTCAGCGCTCCGGGTGCACGTACTGTGGTGGCAACGGACACGGTCTCTGTAACTTACACCGCATCGGCCTAATGGCTAATGGAACCGGGGTAGCGACTATTGATTTTGGGGTATTCCCCGGCAGCAATGAGGCAAGCATCGCAGTTACTGGTCAGACAACTATCAGCGCCACTTCAAAGGCAGAGGCATGGATCATGGGTGATGACACAAGCACAAGTCACACCGCGAATGATCACAAATACGCGCCTTTGTTTATGGCGCTCACCTGCAGCACACCAACTGCTGCAACAGGTTTCACAATTTACGCACGGGCTCGGGACAAGTTGCAAGGCACTTGGTCTGTCCGGTGGGTCTGGAGCGATTAAATGGCAATGGATACCTCAATCGTAGGCGGGACAACAGGCAACAAAGCCGAGGTCGACGCCAATAACAACGCCAAGGTAAACCTACCGACGACCAACACGCAGGCAGGATTTGCACGTCTTACCGCACAGGCTGCAAGTGGTGACATGCGCGACTTGGTCATCAGTGACGAAGGCCATGCATACGTTGCTCAGTCGTATCAAGCTTGGGAGAAGCAATGGAATAGCGCCGCTACAAACTGGGCTAACTCGATTGGAACGACTGCAACGACGCTGACGAAGATTCAGCAAAATGGCTTCCTTCGATTGAATGGTGGCGCAGTTACCACAATCAACACAGGTATCGCTGTCTACTCGAACCGCACCTTCAACTTGGAGGAGTCGGTAGAGTTGCGTGTGCGCATGTACTGCCGCCATACCAATGCGACAGTGAGTAACAAGCAGTTTGATTTGGGGCTTGGTTACTTCGCTTTTGCTGCTGGTCAAGCTGCTGTGATGAACGAGTTCATTGGATTCCGCTGGACAACTGCCGCAGGACTTATTGCCGTAGTAGGCACTTCTGCCGGTGGCGTGGCAACGGAACAGACGGTAAACATCAACGGCAACATCCCCTACTCTGATGGGGTAGCTCGTGAGTATGAGTTGCTGGTGCTTGAGTCCGAGGTCTACTTCTATGTAAACAGCGTATGGGTAGCAACCATCAACCGTGACCCCGCTTTGTGGGCGACGACCAAGGCAGTTAGCATGCCTTGGATCGCAAGACTGTTCAACGGTGGTGTTGCTCCGACTCTGGCTCCGGTGTTCGACATTGGCGATGTCTCCATTCGACGTGTAGGTGATGGATCAGCGATGCCGTTTGCTACCGTCAAGGCAGCGATGGGTAATAGCTCCTATCACTTCCAGCCTGACCTTGGCGCATCCACTGCCACACATCTTCTACCCGCTTCTGGCACAGCGCCTACGGCAGCGGCAGGATCGAATACGGCTGCGGCTCTGGTTACCACGTCGATGGGTGGGCTGGTTCGCAACACGCTGACTGGTGTGACGATCACGCTTTCGTCCAACATTTTGTGGACTGCGTACACAAACCCTGCATACCCAACGGTGGCAGGCGTGGCAACGAACGCGCGTGTGTTCTATTGCACAGGCATAACGATCAGCCCGATGGTGGTTTCTACCGCGCTTACAGGTGGTGGATTCACCGCACTATGGTTTGCCAGCATTGGTGCGACAGCGGTATCTCTGGCGACTGCTGATGCTGACGGAGCGACTACAGCAGCCACGCGAGCACCGCGTTTCGTGCCTTTGTCCCTTGTGTCTACCTTGGCTGCTACAGCGGCTTTAGGTGTTGTTAGTACAGATGTGGGTGATCACCAGTATCAATTCAAAACCCCGTTGGTTGTGAACCCCGGAGAGGTGCTGGCGATTGGTATGCGGACGATTGCCGTGACCGCTGCTGTAACTGCTGGCGCTGCTGATTGCATGATTGGTATCAACGGCCACTGGGAATAAATGTCTCTCCTCCTAGCCCTGATAGTCGGGGGAGGAGGGCCGACAACTTACAACGTAACGATAACAGAATCGGTCACCTCGGCTGACTCTGCGTCGACAAGCGCGATCTTCACGTCAGTTCAGGCTGAGGCCGCAGCGGCAAGTGATTCTGCAACATCGATTGCAACATTTGCCAGTGCGATAACTGAGGCAGTAGCAGCCGCAGACGGTCAGTCAGCGCTTGTCACGGTATCGGCAAGCATCACGGAAATCGTCACTGCCGCTGATGGTCAGAGTGCCCTTGCACTTGTCACGGCAACGATTACTGAGGCGGCAACTGCAGGTGAGTCGTCAACCACGACATTCCTTGCGACTGCATCGATTGTCGAGTCGGTCGCTGCTGGAGATCAGCAGGATGCAACGCTCGGAGGTGGTGGAGGAACTACCTACAACGTGACCATCGTCGAGGTGGTCTCTTCGGGCGACTCTGCTTCTGCTTTGCAGATCATGCCGGTGACGATTGCAGAAGCTGTCGCTCTCTTAGATCAGCAGGATGCCTTGCAAGCCATGACTGGCGCGGTATCCGAAGCAGTGACAGCGAGCGATTCGAGCTCTGCTTTGCAGACATTACAGATGCTGATCACCGAAGGCGTGACAGCGAATGAATCAAGCCTTGCCACAGCGATTCTTGTGGCAAGCATTCATGAATTGGCAACTGCCGACGATCTGACCATCACACAAATGGATGCTACTGCAACCATCACTGAGGGCGTCATTGCTGACGAGATCATTGATGCGGCAGGTGGCTCCAGCCCAACCATCAGTCTTGTTTTCTCACGAGCAAATGACCGACGACGCTTCGCGTGATGGGCAAATAGGAACCGAATACACAGGAACTATGACCGCAGGGTCAGGGACCGTTTACTTAAGGCGCGGATAAATGCATCCAATGAAATTCATGCAACGGGCAGGCCAAATGCCTACCATTTCTACGGCTGAAAAGTCGGAGAAGTTGGCGGCATTGGGTGCAGCCATTGCTGGATTGCGCAAAGAAGCGGTTGATGCGCGCAAGTCTTCAGGGATCGAAGACGTGTGGATGCAGTGCGAGGAGTCGTATCTCGGGATCGATGATGCGAACCGTGCTGAGTTCTCCGGTGCCAAGTGGTCGAAGCCTACGAGCATGGGTGGTCCCATCACCTCGAACTCCGTCAAGACGGATGACACACGAAGCACGGTATTCGTCCCACTGACTGGGCGCTATGTTGACGGTGCATCGAGCAAGCTCTCCGAGATCATTCTGCCGATCGACGACAAGGCATTCTCGCTTGAGGCGTCTCCCATCGCCGATATGGTGCAACCTGTTCAGCAGAATGGACAACTGCATACGCAGACTGTCCAGAATAGCGCACAACCACAGCCCGGACAGATGGCCCCAACGGGTCAGATGCAGCCCAATACGAGCGCTAATGGTCCACAAGTGACCCCACAAGGACAGCCCGGACAACCTCCTGCTGCTCCTGCTGATCCGCAAGTATCTATTCAGGCCAAGGCCAACGATGCCGCGGAGAAGGCGGAGACACGCGTTTACGACTGGATGTCTGAGAGCAAGTATCCATTCGAGGCGCGCAAGATCATCAAGGATGCAGCCCGAATGGGTGTGGGTATTCTCAAAGGCCCGATCCCTGACATCTCCACAAGCAAGGCGATGACACAGGTGGATGGTGGGCTAGCGCTTGAGTTGGTGCGCAAGGTCGTGCCCCGCGTGAAGTGGGTTGACCCGTGGAACTTCTATCCGGCAGACGGTTGTGGTGAAGATATTCACGACGGCGACGGATGCTTCGAGAAAGACTATCTTTCCTCACGAAAGCTCAAAGAGCTAAAAAAGCAGGAAGGTTATCTCAAGGATCAGATCGATCAAGTCTTGGACGAAGGTCCGGGCAAGGCGTTCTTGGATGGCGTGAACGAGAAGGATCGCAAGAACAAGAACCGCTATGAGGTGTGGTACTACTACGGCACCGTGAGTCGCGAAGACCTGATGCTGACCGGCACCATCGGTAACGCTGAAGAGTCTGACAAGGAAGAGTTCCACGCGATTGTTACTCTGGTGAATGACACGGTTATCCGTGCCACGATAAATCCGTTGGACTCTGGCTCGTTCCCGTACCACGTCATCCCTTGGAGACGCCGCCCCGGACATTGGGCAGGCGTGGGTGTAGCTGAGCAGATGTTCATCCCACAACGGATGGTGAATGCTGCAACGCGCGCGATGCTGAACAACGCAGGATTGTCTGCTGGTCCCCAGATCATCATCGACGAGCTCGGCATCGTTCCTGCCGACAACAACAACCGGCTCTATCCGGGCAAGATTTGGTACAAGACGGGAGACTCTGCAAGCACTGATGTGCGCCAATCGTTCTTGGCTGTCATGATCCCGAGTGTCGAGCAAGAGATGATGGCAATCATCGAGTACGGCATGAAGCTTGCTGAAGAGGCGACGTCCATTCCCTTGATCACTCAAGGTCAGCAAGGCCCGACATCGCCACAGACGTTTGGTCAAGCCGAGCTACAAAACAACAATGCTTTGACGTGGCTCAGGGACATTGGGTATGCCTACGATAACTACATCACCGAGCCGTTGGTTGATGCGTATTACGAGTGGCTACTGCTTGACCCGAGTGTGCCGGATGAAGAGAAGGGTGACTTCGTCATTCGTGCGAACGGTTCTGCTGCGATGGTTGAGCGCGCGATCCAAGAGCAGACACTGCTGAGTCTCTTGCAGGCTGTGGCAAACCCTGCCTTCGATCTCGACCCGGTCAAGTTGATGCAAGAGTACCTGAAGGGTAAGCGTCTTGATCCACGCAAGGTTCAGTTGTCTGATGAGGACAAGGCCAAGCGTGACGCTCAGCAGCCACCTCCACCGATACAGGTGCAGGTTGAGCAACTCAAGGGCCAGAATTCGCTACAGGCTATTCAGGCCAAGGCTCAGGCCGATACCGCCCTCGCGCATGTGGAAGCACAGAACGAGATGCAGATGGCTCAGCAAGAGATTACGCACGAACAAGGGCTGATGCAGTCCGGTGGTGCCTCACCGCATCAAGCCGCGGCGATGTCTCGTATTGAGACGGCGAAGATTCAAGCAGTTTCCCGTGAGCGTCAAGAGCAGATCAAGACCGAGCGAGATATAGCGTACGTATCGAGAGAAAAAGAAATTGCAGACGCTAATGCCAATGCGCGCATTCAAGAACTCCAGCTTAAACGCGACCTTGCTGTATTGGATTACACGTCCAAGCACAACCTTAACCTAGAACAGACCAAGGCAGAACTTGCGAAAGTTTCCATGCAAGAGTCAACTAAAAGACAGTTGGCGCAAGCCGAAATTTCCCTCAATCAGGTAGAGGCGCATAAAGACAGGGAACTAGATTTGCACAAACATCATACTAGGTTGATGGCAGATCAATCGCAAATAGAACCTGCTGGAAAAGCCGAACCCGGAAAGGCATTTAGCCAGTAAAATAAGCGAGCCTGTGAAGTGGTGGTACACGACACAGGCTCTAACCAGACAAATCGACTAAGGATTCATCATGGCTAACAGCATTCTAAATGCAAGCGGTATCTATTGGATACTCAATACGGTTAACTGGAAATGCTATGTTGGTAGCGCGCACAAAATAAGGACAAGGTGGGCG